ACTGATCTTGATTTCGGTGGTGACGAACGCTGCGAAGGTTTCATCCTCGTTCAGTATTAGCCAAAGCTGGTTTTTCCCTGAGAACAGGTCTTCCGCCATCTTCTTGACGGAAATTTCGTTCGGGTAGCGCTCAGCAAGCTTCTTCATTGCCGCGGTGATCTGCGGCCCATATTCCGCGATACGCTCAAAAGGCCAATCGGTGGTGTTGTGGATGGATAGCGTCATCGGAAACCTGCCGGCGCTGTTTCGACATCGATCCCGCTGATATGCGACCACACCTCACCCGCAGGAATCCTCATCTTGAAGCGGTGGAAGCGTGCCCTGGTGGTCTGCCTGACCCGCCCCGTGTTGTAGGACCGTTCCCGCTCAGCAAGCCACACGACCGGCTCATATTGATCACGGCGCATACGGACGCCCGCTGACACAAAGATGGAGGCGGTGTCCACGACAGGATAGCTGCTTGTGGTGCGAATAACCTGCCCGCTGGTGTCGCCTATCTCTGGCGTCGTCACCGTGGCCTCAAGGCTTTCTCCAGAAAGAAACCCCAGCTTGAAGTCTGCTGAGAAACCCGCAAGCAGTGGAGCTCCACCCTGCCAGGCCTTGCTGTCGAGCGAGAATGGCAGATCATCGATACTCGGACTTATCGCGTCCAAAGACTCCAGCGTGTAGCCGATCGTTGCCATCGGATGGATCGACAGAAGATTGATGTCGATAGGTGTCCACTTCTGAATCTGCCAGTCATAGACGAGCATTTCGCTGTAAGTGCCCGTCCCGTTTACATCGAGCGCCCAATAGACGCGGGAATAGAACGGATCGACCGCGCCATAAATCTTGCTGATTGCCGTCGCGTTGAGGCGGCTGAAGATGGTCCGGTCAACCTTCTCAAAGCCGATAGGCGCGATCTGCCCATCGGGTGAGATCTGGAAGAACCCGCCTTCATCCACATAGAAGGAATAGGCGCCGCGGGTGGCGACCGAATAAGGAGACTTGGCCCCTCGCTTGTCGTGGATCTTCTGGAACGTGAATATCTCTATTGATCCAGGAACGAAGGTTGCCCGCTGGATGGCTCGCTCTAGGAAGATGATCGGGTTCGTGGATTCGGAGGAGTTCTGAACCGCGCCGCCGTCCGGAAAGTCCTGATAGTCGCTGTTGTTTACTCCGGGCGTCCACTCCTCGCAGTTGTTGAGGGCCGACCATTGAACGCGGCCGGGGTTGCTCGTCAGGCCCATAAGCGCGACGAAATCACCCCAGATCTTGACCATGCCAGCCCGCGGAGGTGAGCCGCCCAGATCACGGAATACCGTGTCCACGCCTATCTCATAAACCTGCGGGTCGTCGTTCTTGTTGACCGCGATAACGAAGGCCCCGAAAGCCGTGAATGCCCACGGCGCATCATCGTTTGCGGCGTAGGTGGGAGCCTGGGAGATATCCACCCATGTCAGGTCCGTGTTGTTCAGAACCCAAAGCTTGTCGGATGTCCCGGCGAAGATATAGACGCCTCCCTCTGTTTTGACGCAAACTCCTCCGAGGGGCTTGCTCTCGAGAGACTGAGAGAGAGCGAAGAACGAGGGCGCCGGGATATAGGAGCCATCTGCCACCAGCACGTTGCGCACGTCATCTGTATAGGCGGCGTTCAATGCAGCGACATCGGGGCGGTATTCTGCAGCTGGGATCAACATCAGAAGCACGTCACCTGGATACGTCCGGTCCCACCTCTGCGGGATGTCTCCGCCTTCAGAACGCTCTGCTGGTCCTGGTAGTCGTTCAGCGCCTCCGCTGCCAATGAGGCGTCCTTGATCGTATCCTTATAGACGATGTACTTCGCCCGCGCCTTGATCATGTCGAAGGCCTCTGTTGTCCAGACGTTGCTGTCTGACGAGCTGCTGATGGGTGCCACACGATACGGGCCAAGCTGCAGGCGGATCACGTAAGGCGTGACATCTGGAATAGGATAGATCCGGACGCGCTGACCGAAATAGGTGTAGGCGTAGGGTTCCCCGATCGAAGCGCTGTTGTCGGAAAGAAGCTCGATCTCTTCGGGACGCTCGCGGCGCATACGATAGCGGCGCCCATCGGCGCGCTCAACGTAGGCTTCCACGATACCGGCAAGAGTGGGGATGTTGCTGTTGGCGCTGGCATCGTACCAGCCCTGACCGGAGACTGTCGCAAAGACCACATCGCGGGTCTCGTTGAAATAATAAAGCTCGCGCTCGCAGTAGCGGATGGCGGCATAAATGGCCGTCTGGATCTGCGCGTTATATTCCGCAGTCGTATCATCGATCTCATCAGCAATAGCCGTTACGAGATCAGAGAACGTCGCCGCCTCCGGGGAGATAACAGACGGAATGCCGCTGATAGGGCCGGTGGTTTCAACCGTGATGCTCATTCATTCGGCTCCGGCTTGTGATACTTGGCCCAGGACTCAACCTGATCCTCTGTCGAGAACCGCTGATATACCCAGCCTTTCAGGGTGCGGACGCGCACCGTGGAGACACCCTTGGAATTGCCGGTGACTTCGGCTTTGTCGAACCCAAGGTCTTTCAAGATCTGAAGGACATCCATCGGCTTCCCTCCAAAAGAAGAAAGGGGCGAGTTTCCCCGCCCCTCGTTGGTTACTGGTCGTTGTTGGGAACGAAGGCGACGATGATGTCTGCTGACCCCGTGGTGGCTGCTGTGCCCGTCATGCTGACGGTTGCAGTCACATAGGTGTCGCCGGTCGGGCCTGTCTTGAAGCTCACAGCCTCGTCCAGAGGGACGAAGTTTGCAGCCGTCAGAGACAGAGCCGTGCCGTACAGATCGCCGTCTGCAGTCGTGCCAACGTCCAGGGTGTTGGTCGTGCCGGCATTGAATACCGTTCCGACGAAGACCCCGGAGATTGCCTTCAGGATGACGGCGTTGGGCGGAAGAATGCCGACCGTTACCGTCTTCCCTGCATCAGCAAACGTTACCGCCTTGCGGAGGTAGTCGATCTGCTGAGGCGTGTTGTAGCGGGCGAGACTGCCCTGCGAGTTGGTAGCCATGCTTCAGCCCTCCTTAGTGCGGTGCTGCGTAGGTGGAGATCACAATGGCGCCGAAGTCGTTGCCGTTGAAAACGGTCTTCTTCATGCCAATGACGGTCTGCACCGAGACGCCGAGTTCGCGCTGATAATCGAAGAGTTCTTCGACCATCTTGTACTTGCTCGGGGTGTTCTTCATGCCGAACGCGGCAACCGCGGACTGAGCACCGAGCAGAACTGCGCGGCGAACGGTCGTGATCTGAGCGCCCGTGGTGGAGTTGACGCCCGGAACGACGTGTTCCGCTTCCCGGAGGATAACGCCGTTGTATTCACCAAGAGAGCCGTCATAGATCGGGTTCTGGGAACGCGACCCGTTGTAGACAGCCTTGGTGATGTCGAGCCACTGACCGTCTTCCGTGTTGGTGCGAAGGTCTGTGATCTGCGTTGGGTGCAGATACATGACGTACTTGTTTTCGCCGGCGACACGCACGGGGCGGATCTTCGGGTTGGACAATTTCGCCTGCTCAACGGCGTAATCGATCATCTTCAGGCTGAACAGGTCAGTGGAGATAAGCGACTGGTCGTTTGCACGGGCATTCGGCCGGATGATGCGGGTTGGCGCGGTAGGAGCGTTGAACCCGTAGTGAACCGGCTTGACGCTGAAGGTACGGCCTTCAAAGGTGATCGTGTCTGCCGTGTAGCCGCCCCACTGAAGGAAGGCCATGAGCGACATACGGTCAGCATACCAGTCAGTCAGACCGGCGCTGGCTTCGTCGCGAAGGTCGAACGGGACGCGCTGTGCGTCTATCGTCTGGCCGTTCTTGACGCGAACCGCGTGCGCAAGCTCGTTGATGCGGATGGAGTCAGAGTAGGTCGAGAGGGCTTCTTCGTTGCCTTCCAGAACTTGGTTCTCCGAAACACCGTCACCGATGAGCTGAGTACGAAGGCCGAAAGTGACCTGATCACCTGCGCCCTTCTGGGTCTCATCCTTCAACTGGATGATGGAGTTCGAGGAGGTGCCGATGAGCGGGGCAATCGCGGTGGCCTTGCTGACTTCGACAGCCAGCTTCTTGGACCACAACTTTACCGCAAGCGCATCGTTCACACCGTAGGTTGTTACTGCCATTTGAGGCTCCTATGGAGAAAGTGATGACTGTGGGGAGGGTTGTTGCCGCGTGACGCTGCGAGCTGGCGAAGATGGAAAGGCGTCCATCGGCGTAGCTGGGTTGACGCACCAGCAAGGCGAAAGGGGCTTTAAGCCGCCCCTAGAGCTTCATTCACGTATCAAGCACCAAGCATCTTATCCAAGAGACGTGCGTTCTTCGGATCAGATGCCCAACGCTCAAACTCTGCCGCGGGCATGGCGGCGATGGCTTCCGGGGTGAGAGCATCACCACCCGAACGGCCGGCAACCTGGCCTACCGTCCTTGCCGCTTCCTGAGCACTGGCAAGGCCCGCCAGCTTTTCGGGAAGAGCCAGATCACCTTGATTTTGCTGCGGCGCCTGGAATCCATAGGACGTAGCAAGTTGATGAACGACTTGTGCAGGGTTCACCCCCTTCTGCTTTGCCGCCAGGACAATGGCGCGTAGCTCCTGATTGATCTGCTCGTTGACGCCCTGCGGACTTGCAAAGCGGTCATCGATCGTCGCCATTGCAGACAACTGCTTGCTGCGGAAATCTGATAGCCACTTCACGGCATCGCCAAACTCTGGCTTCTCCGATGCGTAGCTCTGCGCCGACTGGCTCCAGTCATTCCAGATGGCCTGTTCCTGCTGAGCAACCTCTTGCTGCTGGCGGGATTGGGTTTCCTGGTTGTTGATCTTCTCCTGCAGGGACTTGACCTGCTCAGCCTGCCACTTGGCAAAGCCGAAGATATCCTGCTCCGGATCGGGAGGCCCTTGGACCGGCTCCGCTTGTGCCTGCTCTTGCTGCTGGCGAAGTTGGAGCAAGGTATTCCAGCGGTCGTTCAGAACCGCCTGATTGCGCTCTATCTCGTCAAGCTTGGTCTTGGTCTTCTTGTGCTCCTCGCGTTCTGCATGGAGCGCT